AAAGCGTATCGGGGTCGTGGCATACAGCGGCAGATGATTAGGTGGAGAGTTCAGTGGGCTAAACGGTATGGATATAAGTGGGCTGTGTCGGATACGACCGACAACATACCGAGTGCCAACAACTTGATCTCATGTGGATTCAGGCTCTACACCCCAAAGGTTCCGTACTCGTTCGCAAGAGCGTTGTACTGGCGTAAGAGACTTTAGGGGGTATCGTGTTTAAGGATCCAGTTGTACGCAAGGCAAAGCAGAAACTCTATTCAAAAAGATATTACGAGAAGAATCGTAAGAGCATTATCAAGAAGGCCAAGACAGGTAAAGATAGGACGAGGCAAGAATGGGTAGCGTACAAGTCAAAGCAACGGTGCAGTCACTGCCGTAAAAAACATCCGGCAATCATTGACTTTCACCACGTAATCAAAGAAGGTAAGCGATCCGTCAATTATTTAGCGGTCAAACAATCTAATGTACAAGAAGCGATCAAGGAAGCCGAAGAGAAGTGCATCCCATTATGCTCAAACTGCCACAGAATCCTGCACTGGCATGAGACACGACGAGCCATGCGAAAACGGAGAAAGAAACGTGGCGGTTGAAGATGACATTTTGGACTTGATTCGTGCGTTACCTAACGAGATAAACGATAAGTCTACAACTACAGAGTTCAAGTTCTTAACAGTAGGTAGTGTGCTGTGGCAGTGCTACCACGAGATCAAGTACTTGAGGTCAGAATTAGAGGAAGCAAAGCGTGACGGTAGTAGTAAAACGAGAGAGGAGATGTACTGACTGCAAGCGAAATTTCGCTACGCCAGAATCATTCAGATCACACAGATATGGGTTTGGCGTATGTAGATCAGTAGAAGCCTTGGCGTTGGCGGGGTTCGTCGAAACGTCGAAAGGTTGGAAGTGCAACAGAGTGCTTAAGAAGAAATGATAACCGTAGATTTCGAAACCTATTACGACAAGGAATATTCCTTGTCTAAGATGACCACGGAGGAGTACATCCGTGACGACCGCTTTGAGGTAATCGGAGTAGCCGTTGCAATAGATGACGATCCTCCGGAATGGTTTAGCGGCACACAGAAAGAAACTGCCGCATGGTTGAATCAGTTTGATTGGGCTAACTCCCTCGTACTGGCACACAACACCCAGTTCGACGGGGCGATCATGTCTTGGGTATTCAATATCAAGCCGAAGGGATGGCTAGATACGCTGTGCATGGCGAGGGCTAAACATGGCGTGGAAGCGGGGGGAAGTCTCAAGGCTCTGGCCGAACGGTACAACCTTGGAGAGAAAGGCAATGAAGTTGTTAACGCACTTGGTAAACGGCGTATTGATTTTTCTAGCGAAGATCTTGTTAAGTATTCTAATTATTGCATTAATGATGTCGTCCTTACCGCTGCTCTTTTTAATAACTTGCTTGCGGGATTTCCTAAAGGAGAACTCAAAGTAATAGATCTCACCCTGCGTATGTTCATTGAGCCTACGCTGGAATTGAATCTCCCACTACTAGAATCCCACCTTGTCTCGGTGAAGGACAAGAAAGCCAAGTTACTTGCAGCGGCACAGGCAGACCGCGATACGCTGATGAGTAATGACAAGTTTGCAGAACTGCTTACGAGTCTCGGCGTGGAACCACCGAAGAAGATAAGCGCCCGTACAAGTAAGGAAACGTGGGCGTTTGCCAAGACCGACGAAGGGTTCAAGGAACTGCTGAGCCATCCTGACCCGCGAGTACAGACTCTAGTCGGTGCAAGACTGGGTACTAAGACCACCCTTGAAGAGTCACGTACACAGCGGTTTATAGATATCGCCTTGCGGGGCAGTCTGCCAGTACCCATCAAGTACTACGCAGCACATACCGGACGGTGGGGTGGGGACGACAAGATCAACCTGCAAAACCTGCCCTCTCGTGGGGCTAACGCAGGAAGGCTGAAGGCTGCAATCACTGCGCCGAAGGGCTACGTCATCATCGACTGCGACTCTTCCCAGATCGAAGCCCGTACGGTGGCTTGGCTTGCGGGGCAGCAGGATCTAGTCGATGCGTTCGCCAAGGGTGAGGATGTATACAAGATCATGGCCTCGGCTATCTATAACGTATCTGTCGAAGAGGTTACGAAAGAGCAACGATTTGTAGGTAAGACAACGATTCTCGGAGCCGGGTACGGAATGGGGGCTGCGAAGTTTCAGTTGCAGTTGAAGACGTTTGGTGTCGATACCGATATCGAAGAATGTAAACGAATCATTGATGTCTACAGAAGCACATATCCGTCTATCCCTGCATTGTGGAGGCAAGGTCAAAAGTGTGTCGAATCCGTACTGACCAATAAGGCAGCGGATTTCGGCGTTGTAGATGCAGTCCTGTTTGACCCACGTGAATACGGGTTTCAGTTGCCTAGTGGATTGTGGCAGCGGTACGAAGGGCTGAAGAAGGTCGAAGACTCTGAAGGCAAGGCTCAGTACGAGTACTGGACTCGGCGTGGCGCGGTCAAGATTTACGGTGGCAAGGTTGTTGAAAACATTTGTCAGGCCGTGGCAAGATGCGTGATCGCTGAGCAAATGTTACGCATTTCGAAAAGGTACAAAGTGGTTCTCACGGTGCATGACGCTATCGCTTGTATCGCTCCCGAGGCGGAAGCCGACGAAGCGCAGAAGTACGTAGAAGACTGTATGCGGTGGCGACCTTCATGGGCAACCACCCTGCCGCTTAATTGCGAGTCAGGGATGGGTAAAAGTTACGGGGATTGCTGATGTCAGTTTCATACACATGGTCATATTCGTCGCTCGATCTATTCAACCAGTGCCCTCACAAGTACTACAGGTTGAAGGTAAAGAAAGATATCAAGGAGCCGCTCAGTGACCACCTTGTGTATGGACTGGACGTTCACAAAGCCGCCGAGGACTTCATCGGCAAGGGCACACCGATCCCCGAGAAGTACAAGTTCATCGAACCATCACTGCTGAAACTGAAAGCCTACGAAGGCGAGAAGTTGTGCGAGTACCGCATGGGGCTGACCAAGAATCTCGACCCCTGCAAGTTCTTCGACAAGGATGTGTGGTGGCGTGGCGTAGCAGATTTGATCATCCTAAATGGTGACTCTGCAAAAATCGTGGACTATAAGACTGGCAAGTCGGCTAAACATGCTGATACGAAGCAGTTGGAGATTTTGTCGCTGGCAGTCTTCAAGCACTTCCCGCAGGTCAAGCGGGTCAAGGGTGGGTTGCTGTTCGTAGTAGCCAACGACTTTGTGAAAGGCGATTTTGATGCCGGACAGACTGATGTGTACTGGCAGCGTTGGCTGACTAATACGGCACAGCTAGAGAAGGCGTTCGAAGTAAATGTATGGAACCCCCGACCTAACTTCACGTGCAAGAAGTGGTGTCCGGTGAAGGACTGTACACACAACGGGAAATAAGTATGTCAGATATAAAAGTTAAGTTGAGTGAGTCCGGAATGGATACACCGGGATTTCACGATTACCAATATTACTACCCTGCTACTAATCGCGGGGGTAACGGTGATGAACTCGTACTTACTTTAGAAAATAAGAGCGGTAATTTTTTCTCGGTGGCTTTGTACGATGAAGGCGATAGGAAGATAATTGCTCGTGACCAAGACATTAGCAAGATTTCTATAGTAATTGACGGTGGTATAGAACACACCGATTTCATCAACATGCTGAAACTTATTATAGCAGCGCACGAAGTTGACGACGCGCTAGGAGGTAAGCATGGAGAGTTTTCGTGAGTCTCGATATCAACACACCACGAGGGCAGGTAACGCTTGCAGATGAGCAGAAAGTGGCCGAGTGGCTGCTTGGTAAGAACGTACATTACGTACAGACTCCGAAAGACAAACCTGCAAGGTTGATGCCGTTCTTCTGAAAGACGGATACATACTTGCTGTGGCAGAAACCAAGTGTAGGTATAACCTCACGTTGGAGAAACTACAGACTAGGTTTGCAAATGAATGGTTAGTTACTGAAGCGAAGATACGAGATGGTATTAACATTGCTAATGGATTATGTGTACCGCTTATTGGGTTCTTGTATTTGGTAGACGACGATACTCTTTTAGCAATCAACCTACTGGATGCTAAGCGTCGTGTAGCGGAAACAATGACTCAACAGACCGTAAACGGTGGACAAGTAGTTAGATCAAACGCATACATATTGATGGATTCTGCCAAGGTCTACAAAAACATTACTTTCAAGAAAGGAGGCGAACATGGCTCGTGACTATCGTCGTGAATACGACAACTACCAAGGTAAACCTGAACAAATCAAGAACCGCGCTAAGCGTAACTCTGCTCGTGCCAAGATGATTGCGGCCGGGCGTGTACGTAAGGGCGACGGTAAAGATGTTGACCACAAGGTGCCGCTTAGCAAGGGTGGCTCAACCAAGGCCAACAACCTGAAAGTTACTAGTACCCACGCTAACCGTTCGTACAAGCGCGAGAAGGATCGGAAACCTGCCTAATGCAGATTATAGATAACAAAGCGTTGCTGATTAGAGTGCGCGAGCCGGGGCGTATTACGTCCGTGATTCGTACTGCCAAGCAACTGAACGACACCGATGTGCTTGTGAAGTGGGGCATAGAAGAAGCCCAGATACTGAAGAACTTGCGCCTGAAGGATGTGCCCTCCCCAATTATGCGAGATTACGCATGGCCGGGACTCCAGAAGCCGTTTAAGCACCAGTACACCACGGCGTCGTTCCTAACTCTTCATCGACGGGCTTTCTGCTTCAACGAGCAGGGTACGGGTAAGACGGCATCTGCTATCTGGGCTGCTGACTACCTGATGAAGCAAGGTCTGGTGCGGCGTGTGCTTGTGCTGTGTCCGTTGTCGATCATGCAGTCTGCATGGGAGAACGACCTGTTTAAGTTTGCCACGCACCGTACGTGCGCTATCGCACACAGTTACTCTAAAGAGAAACGCATCAAGGCGGTAGAGAGCGATGCAGACTTTGTTATCTGTAACTTTGACGGGTTGGATATAGTCAAGGAAGCGGTGATCAAGAACGGGTTTGACCTGATCATCATCGACGAGGCTAACGCCTATAAAAACGTATCCACAAAGCGGTGGAAGGTATTGAATTCAATCCTTATGCCATCGACATGGGTATGGATGATGACGGGTACGCCAGCGGCGCAGTCCCCCACAGACGCATACGGGCTTGCCAAGATCGTCAATCCGAACAACATTCCTAAGTTCTTTGGGGCATTTCGGGACAGGGTGCTGACTAAGATCACGCAGTTTAAGTGGGTGCCAAGGCCGCAATCAGAACAGATTGTCCACGAGGCTCTGCAACCTGCGATCCGGTTCACTAAGGACGAATGCCTTGACCTGCCTGAGATGACGTACGTCATGCGCGACATACCGTTGACCAAGCAGCAGAAGGCTTACTACGAAGATATTCGTAAACAGATGTTGACCATTGCTGCGGGTGAGGAGATCACGGCAGTCAACGCCGCTGCGAGCCTGAACAAACTGCTCCAGTTGTCATGTGGCGCGGTCTACTCGGATAGTGGTGAGGTCGTGTCGTTTGATGCGCGGAACCGTATGGATGCGCTACTAGAGGTAGTTGAGGAAGCGAGCCAGAAGGTAATCGTATTCGCTCCATATCGTCATGCTATTGAGATCATTGCCGAGGAACTAAAGGCCAACAAGATACCCTGCGAAATCATCAACGGCGCGGTTCCGGCGAGTCGTCGGTCGGAAATTTTCAAGAAGTTTCAAGAAGATAAAGACCCCCGAGTGCTTGTCATCCAGCCTCAAGCGGCAGCACACGGTGTCACGCTACACGCTGCGAACGTAGTTGTCTGGTGGGGCCCGATAACGTCTATTGAGACTTATTTGCAAGCAAATGCTCGTGTCCATCGTGCAGGTCAGCATCACCCCTGTACGGTAGTACACTTGCAGGGCAGTCCAGTCGAGAAGCGAATCTACAAGATGCTGTCCCAGAAACTGGACGTACACACAAAGTTGATCGAACTCTACCGAAATTTTATTGAGGAAATTGCTTGACAATGTAAAGCAACGCCACTAAATTCTTAGACCCACAAGGAGAATATATGAGTGCAATGAACGCCGAAAAACTTGCGGAAGTCTACGTGAAGATACGTGAGGCACGTAGAGAGTTGGCCAAGAAAGACGAAGAGTTGAAATCACAACTCGACGTTATCACCGAGCAGTTGTTGGACATCTGCAAGGATCAAGGGGCTACCACTATCCGCACACAACACGGTACGATCTCACGACGTGCCAACAAACATTATTGGACTAGCGATTGGGACTCGTTCTTTAGGTTCATAAAAGATCACGATGCCTTCTCGCTTATGCAGCACCGTATTAACAACAATAATATGGCGCAGTTCCTTGAAGAGAACCCAAACCTTCATCCGCCCGGATTACAGGCAGACATCAACCCGACTATCGTAATTGTGAAACGCTAAGGAGCGAATGATGAGTAATGATCTCGCAATGCTGGACTCAGGGCTTCCAGACTATCTCAAGACCCTGCAAGTTGACGCCACCACCAAAGCCCTCATGGGTAGCGGCGGCGGTACGGCTGTCAAACGCATCTCCATCAAAGGTGGTGTGTGGCGACTGATGGTCAACGGTAAGGAGATGGCTCAGAACGAAGACCGTAATTTGAACGTGGTCATCGTCAACGCATCCCCGAAAGTTTCCCGTACTTACTACGCACAGCAGTATCAGGAAGGTGGCGATATTGCCGCTCCGGATTGCTGGTCAGCCGATGGTGAGGTGCCGGATGCTAAGGCTACGTCCCCGCAGTCTAAGCGAT